ATTTCATTCTCTGGGACTGGCATTTCAACATCAGTAAAAGGTATATCTATTTTTCTAAGTCCAGTTGGAGTTTCTTCCGTTTCTGTAGATTCAGAGTTTATACCAGGAGGGGGCTCTAAATCACTAGGAGGAACTACTAAAGGTATATAAGAAGGTACTTCTGCTGTAGGTAAAGGTATAGATATTGTTTCTATTTTTTGGGGTGGTGGCAATACTATGGTGGGTATTTCCACTAGCTGCCGGGTATGTGGTTTTTATCTGCTATTAGTTTTGTTTTCCATGCAGCTTTTATATCTGTTGTCCAAACTGCATTGCATATAGCTTGTACCTCTGCTGGTTCTGCTGATATGTCAGTATCGACTAAAGCATCATTACCATCTAACGTACCAGCTTGCAGTACATATCTTCTAAAAGATCTTGTTAATTCTGTGCCATCTTTTTTGATGACAGTTGCTTCACGGACTTGCACCGCTTTCCATTGACCGACAACTTCTATCTTGTCGTATTCGATTGATTCGGCTAATGCCATTAGGATTAATCTCCGATTAAAACAGGTTTAGGCTTAGTTTTAAGACGTAGCTACGGTCTATATATGATAAACAGCAAAACCAGCTATATCATCGTTTGTATTAGGGCTAGTATTGTCATACCTTCTAATAACGTTAATTTGTGAGCTATTGACATTTTCCATTGCAAACATATATCCAGTTACATTACTTCTAGCAGAACCACCCGTAGTTTGAACTGTGTTATTAGCAGAAAAAGGTAATCCATTAACACCTACATTATAAGATCCACTACCAGAAATAGCAGACCAAACAGCTTTAAATTCAACATGAACAAACCTTCCAATTTTTGTATAAGTTCCTGAACTTGTGCCTAGACTTATACTTCTACCGTTCGGATTATGAGTGAGAACTGGAACTGGAGTCCAAGTTCCTTCTTCATAGTCGTCAAGATGGTGACTTGAAGAGTTTGTTAAGCCATTACCTAGTTGAATACCATTATTAAATCTAGCTATACCATTGCCATCTATTAACATTCTGCCAGCACCAGCAGTATTGTCATAGATAACAAATTGGTGTGCGCTAGCTAAAATACCATTACCAAAAGACCAGCCTGTAGATCCAGAAGCATTAGTAATTGAAAAATTTCTTGAGTCTGTAGCAGTAGCATTTTCAAGATTTAAAATATTAGTTTTTACACTCAACTTTCCAGCCGAATCTAGTTTCATTCGTTCAGTAGTTCCATCTGCTCCATACCATGTAAAATTACTTTGGTAATCAATCTGATGTCTTTTGGTTACTCCACTTGCACCAGCAACATAGTGTTCTATTCCACCATAGTTACCACCCGAACGTCCAGCAACAATTTCGGAAGTTCCTGATGAACTATTTCTTTGGATTATTACACCATCTTGAGTTTTACTTACATTACCCGCCCCAAATAAAGTAGGTGTTACATTTAATTGTGTTCCATCGAAAGTTAAATTAGCTTCACCATTTAAAGTATTAGCAGTACCAGAGCCAGTAATAAGTCTGTTATCTGCGTTGCTGTTTATTGTTGTCTGTACCTTAGCTGTGTTTGCTGCAATAGCTGTGTTGATAGAGTTAGCTAATTTAGCATCAGTAACTGCATCGTCAGCTATTGCTGCCGTATCAACTGCGTTGTCTGCTAACT